CATGGGGATCGTCATTCCTGAGCCGAACTACCCGGGAGACGAAAATGCGTAAGTTGTTTTTATCATTGGCTGCCTTCTGCTCAGTTGCTATGGCCCAGCAGGCGCCGACGATTATTGGCTTCATTCCGAATCGCGCCGACGGTCAGATCACGCTGACAAACGAAGTCTGCGCCAACGCCAAAGACCAGTTGCTGGTGTTTGTAAAAGACGACGGCGGCAAATTGTCGCTGGTGGGCTGCTGGAAACTAATCGACTCCAATGTGATGGTGCGATGGTCCGACGGTGACGTGTACTCGTACGATGTGGGCGCCGTCATCTTCACTCCAGAGTTTGACGAGTGGTACGCCAAAAAGAACAAGCCAAAAGGTCAGGTTTACTGATGAAGATCGACCTGCGCAAAGAGGCAAAGGGCCGCGGCTGCATGGTCCGTCTGCCGGGAGTGTGTAACCACAATTCCGAAACGACTGTGCTCGCACATTGCCGCGTAGCAGGGATATCAGGCATGGGGATCAAATCAAGCGATCTCATTGGCAGTTGGGCGTGTAGTGCATGCCATGACGCCATCGACCGCAGAGCGCACATGGACCTCGACCGAGACTATGTGCGACTCGCGCACTTCGAGGGGATGGCGCGCACGATCGCCCAGTTGGCCAAAGAAGGGAAGATATGACATGCCGCAGTTGCCGCTGGTCGCGATCGAAAGACAACCGACTGGTGTGCACGCTGTGGGACTGGCCCGCTGATTGGCGCTGCAATCATTTCCAATACGAACCCGGAACGGACGAAAAACCATGAACAGACAGGAAGAGATGCGACAGCAAGTCACCGACTTTCACCGCCGCCATCCCGAAGTGTGGGAACTGTTCGTTAAGTTCACCTTTGAGATGATTAATCGCGGCTATAAGAACTATTCGGTCAACGCCATCTTCGAGCGCATCCGCTGGGAGAAGGACAGCATTGGCGGCGATGGCGTGACGTCTTTCAAACTCAATAACAACTATAGAGCGTTTTACTCGCGTCGCTTCATGCGGGTCTATCCCGAGAATGAAGGCTTTTTCCGTACGCGGCAGCAACCATCCGAGGAGCAGTTCCCGACCCACCGGCCGGAACTGACACCTGAGTACTATTCAAAATCAAATCACTGATGAACGCTGTAAACAGCGCGTGAGACGAGAATGTCATTTAAAGAAGAAAAATATGAAATTATCAGGAACGCAGTTCATCCTGAAATTATTCGATTTATCCAATTAAATTTTGATATTCACGAATATGCCGGATACACCCACAGACCGCCCAGCCCCTCACAAGAATATCCTTACGGCGATTCGCAATCGATAAACAGTTTTTCATTTTATTCGCCTTTGTATGGCGAAAGCCTTTTGCTGTATTTGAAAGATGCGATCGAAAAGACTGCAGGGGAAAAACTCATCGAAACGTATAGTTACATGAGAATCTATTACAACGGCGGGACGTTAGAAAAACATATCGATAGACCGAGTTGCCAAATTTCTGCCACCTTGTGCATTAAAAAAGATATTGATTGGCCGATTTACTTTCAAAAAGAAAACGGGGAAGAGGTCGAAATTGAATTAGAGCCCGGAGATTTGATTGTTTATAGCGGATGTATTTTGCAGCACTGGCGCAAGCCTTATACGGGAACACGTCATTATCAGATATTTTTACATTACATTAATGCTGAAGGGGAATTTAGCCCCGAACACAAATGGGATAAGAGACCATCTTTGTGGTTTCCAAAAGCATAGCGAGCAGTCAATAGAGAAATTTAGGGGGCTTTATGAACACAATTGAACAACGTCGGCGAGAACTATTTGCAGAGTTACGCGAACTAAATCGCAAGATTAAACGCGTATCTAAAGAACTTGGCGATCTGGACCGAGGCCTGATGCCACCAGAGAGGTTCGACGAGAACTACGTTCCGCCATTTCTGCGCAAGGCTGAGGCCGTAATCCTGCACATGCGACGGAGGAAGACAGCGTGATACCCAAGGATGACTGGGACGAAGCATGGGACAGCATGTCCCACACTCCGGCAGAATACCGAGTTGAGATTCGAGACCTACGCAATCGGATTACCGAGTACATTCGGGAAATCGAAGAACTAAAGACTCAACTGCACGCTGCTAACGTGGACTGGATAAAGGGACAAGATGAAATCCAAACCCTGCGAGAACGGCTTAAAAACCTCCGATGACACAGAGTTTGACGAGATCATCGAGACGTTGGAGTTGATCCACAAGGACACATGTATTGCTGTCGATGAAAGCAAGTACATTCACCTCGGCAGCATGGCGCAGGCCTGTATCAGACATCTGCAAGCGATGAAAGAACGAATATCTGAATTGGAGTCGAATGATGATAGTACTCGGCATTGATCCCGGCCTCTCAGGGGCGCTGGCGTTCTACGACACCACCACCGAAGTGCTCGTTGTTATGGACATGCCGACGGTCGAGGTGACGCGTAACGGCAAAAACAAGCGCGAGGTCAGCCCGGCGCTGGTCGCCGACATGGTTGCCGGCAAGGGGATAGAGAAGGCTTTCATGGAGCGCGTGAGTGCGATGCCCGGCCAAGGCGTCTCCAGCATGTTTTCGTTTGGCCGATCGTCAGGCGTCGTAGAGGGTGTTTTAGCCGCTTACGAAATACCGACGACGTTGGTGACACCGCAGGCGTGGATGAAGGCTATGGGCGTGCGGGCAGGTAAAGACGGAAGCCGGGAGCGAGCGATGCAACTTTTCCCGCAGTACTCGACAGCGTTTGCACGCAAGAAGGACGATGGCAGAAGTGATGCGGCTTTAATTGCTAAGTTTGGCGCAAGTTGTTGATAATCAATCTTTATCGAATGCGAGGATATTATGCGTTTTCAGATTACGTTGAATATGCCATCAAGAAACGGCAATCCAGTACACCAAATTATTGGCGATGCGAACGTTAACTCTCTCGAAGAGTTTATCGACATGATGGAGAAAAGCCTGTTTGTTATCGTTCGAGAGATCTACAAGGATCAGGAGACTGGCGACTATTACCCTGTCGGCGACATGGCCATCAACCCGTCAGTGATCGGCAAGATCAAAGTCTTTAACTGATACCAGACAGATACAGTGCGCGCTCATCGTTGCGCCGCTTAACGAGGCCGGGCAGGACGCGTCCACCGGCCTTTGTCCATTTCAGGAACTCGTCAGCCGCTTCTTCAAAGTCGCCGCGGTTGGTCTTCATCCGCAGCGTACTACGCTGCAGAGAGCCGAGACCCACGTTGAAGGCAAAACTGCAGAGAGAATCGAAGATTCCTTGATTGCCAGCAGCAGCAGGGCAAAGTCGAAGAACACCACGCTCAAACCTGCGAAGGTCTTCAGCAAGAATAGTGTCCACCTCTGCCATCGTAAGAGTGCGATCCCAGCCTGCGGGTATCGGTAGATTGCGCCGCTCCTCATACTTCACCGCTGCATGAGTTGGATCAATGACGTGGCCTACCGCAGTTGTCCACAGCAATGCAGGACACCTGTAAGGACGTAGCCTTACGCCCTCATGGTGTTTAATCATGCGGATAGCCGCGTCAGATACCTTCATTTCTGGCTAAAAGCGCGACCACCGAAATGAAAGGCAATAATGCTGGCAAGGATTGCCATTTCATCCTCGGAAAACACGTTTTCCAGCGCAATCGCAAACGGTACGCTTTGATTCCACGCGTACCACATTCCAGCAATGTTGATGATGACTAGTTCTAACACAAAGATGTAGGTGACGACCGGACGCACCGAGGCGCGTAGGTTAATCATCCATTGGCTTGCACCCTCGCCAATCTTCATGTCGTGTTCATAGAGCGCCACACGTTCCTCGGTAGCGGTCTGCGTCTGGATTTGCTCCAGCTTGATTTCCTCAACCCGTGCCTGCGCGATAAAGCCACGTTCAGCGAGGGCTAATTCACGCTCCTTCTGTGCGGCAACCAACGCAAGCTCATGCTTCTTGTCTTGCCGATCTTGGAAGATTTGCTGAATCTTGGGTAAACCGCCTGCCAAAAACGACAAGAACGTGCTAACCATCGTCATCATTTGGAAGCCCTCACTACGTCATCACCCTTGGTGACGGTTACG